AAAAACAAATTTTCCATTCATGACAGACGACAAGCTTAAAGAAATGTGGTTAGGGTGTGAATTCTTTTATGCCGGGCATGGACAAACTTTTTGGGCTAATGACATAGCGGAACAAGATGCTGTTACATTTGCTGGATCACAAGGTTTAACTGCTCCATTGGCGATAATAGAAATCAATGACAAAGTACTGAAGTGGCATAGTTACAAGTTGCTACACACAGTGCTCACACGTGCTCAACACATTCTCATAGTAAGGTCATTCATTTACACACAACAAAACTTAGTTCACTTGAGCGATGACAGGATCCTGCGTCATTTGTTTTGGTACGAAGACAATTATCGACCAGGTTATCCTGTGACGATCGTTCCAGAACACAGTTATCGAATCGATGAAGTATTGGATGATCCTTTGCCTGACGATGTTGTGACTAGGACGAAGAAACCTTGGCAAGAAGCCTCAAATATGTCATTTATGGCACGATTCCCTGATTTAATCCCAGGGTATGCACCAGAAGTAGGTGCAGCAATGGCTTTCGATGGTTTTTACGCAGACAAGCACACTTTCAAGTCCAGAATTTATGAGTTTCAAGAAGGCACAACACAAGAGACCATCCCTAGGGGTGGAATCATGGCACAGGCAACAGTAAGAACACACTTGCCGACCGTTAACGTTGAAACTTTGTTGGAATCACGGAAGTGTTTAGTACCAGAGAGATTGGCTGCGGAATTATCTTGGAGAGGTATTCTGAGTGAACAGAAGCCCGATATTCATAGACTCAAGACAAATTACTATGAGTTGAGGCAGAAAATAGCACGGAAACAAGGCATTACATCCAGAAAGTTGCTCAAACAATGGGAAAGACTACCGATCAAGGACCGACCTGACTACTATATGCCGAGTTCTCTTTCATTTGGTCTTTTACAAACAAATGAACCTGCCACTTTCCAAAGTGGTATAGAACAACGCATTCGTTTCGGTACATACTTAGAAAATCTACAAGAAGTACAAGAAACAGAAGGTTATGGTCTTGCATTGTATCAAGCTCTGTGTAAAACCGCACAGTGGGATCCCGACAAAAAACAAGTATTAGAAGACGTCGACATTGCCAGGTACAAGATGGCTTTTCAGAAAAGACGAGCAGAACGTTCAGAGGCCTTGTCCGCAATGAGCTTGAATAGAGCTGAACCCGAATTCCGCAATTTCTTTTCAATGAAGAATCAGTGGAAGCTTAAAGAAAAGGTTCATCAAGAAGCTAAACCGGCTCAACCAATATTTGTCCGTGGAGATGAATATTTATACAACTTTGGATGGGTTGGAATGTACTTACTCGATCAGATCCTTGCTGAATTACCAAAGTGGATTTATATCCATGCAAAGAAAAGCATTGAGGACGCCAAGGATTGGTTCTTGAACTGGACCAGTGGTATAGTCAATCATGAAGCTTTGGATATGAGCGGGTTAGACGGAACTGTTCGTGGAGGTGCAGTGAACTTGATGAGTCTTTTGATGCAGAGATATGATGTTCCACCAGAAATTGTACAATTATATATTGAAGACAAGTGCTCTTTCGAAGTTCGTGAAAAAGTGCTTGGTCTAGCTACCATGTCAGGCGAGATATTTACATACCTAATCAACACTATGTTCTGTTTGGCTAGAGAATGTCTCAAGTACGATTTACCTGCGTTCACTCCAATAGCTCAAAGTGGTGATGACACATACCGTGAAGCAGACATGCCGATAAACGAAAACTGGAGGTTTTGGGAACATCTTGATTGGTGCGTGGAAAAGCGTGGGGTTAGTGATGTAGGTGAATTTGTGTCATTTAAAGTCAAAAACGGAATACTCTATAAGGATCCTGTGATATTACTCAGTAGATTACTCGGCCAGATTGAACGAGGAAAAATTGATGAAATAGCATTAGGATACTTTGAACTTTTCTCTCATAATTACATGCTCAAAGATCAACTGTATGAAATTATGAATGAAGAAGAGTTAGAGTGTCAACAAATGATAAATGATATAATGTTTCATTGGCGAAAACAAGGAGGGACCACCAAATTACCTTGGAACAAACTAGTGATATTGCCTATAGGTGCAGAAAGTGATGCTGAGTTAACAACTGAATCGGTAGAGGCAGCTAGTCAATTGTCTGCAGCTAGGGTTGATGGTTCATTGGCATTTTCTGTGGAAAAAGCGATTAGTGATTACGTCGTAGCAAGAGCAACAGAGACAGAAACTGCTTTTCAAGCACTGAGTACAGCTGTACAGATACTTGCAGAGTAAACTGTAAGCCAGCAAAGTGTGAAGATCAATTATGTCACATCAAGAAGAAGTACTCAATGCGGGCGGAAAACCGGTAGTATTTGAACAGGTAGCTTTACCCGCTATAAACAGTTACTGCTGGAATTACACATTAGTGGCTAGTGCAACGGCAAAGAAATACAGTATCAAGAAAAGTCTAGCTTCGTTCACTCCCTCTCAGTTCGATGAGAGTGGAGTTTTGGAGTTAGAGAAGACTGTAGTGCATTATACCGCGACAGCTAAGGACCAGTACATAAATTTCGGGTTTTGCAATATTGGATCGAGTGTTCATACTCGAACCCTAGGAATGACATCAGGACATTCATATATGCATACCGATTTTAATCGTGGGCCTACTGTATCAGTAACAACAGCTCCTGGACTCAAGTTGAGCAGGATGATGCGGGGTACAGTGGTTACCGGGATGCCAGCACAGTTCAAGCTGAGTGCTAGTCTAGGGATGGTTATCATAATGGAAATGCATTACAAGTTGCATTCCATGGAAACCCGGTATGAGGATTTAAATTGTTGAATGAGACAACCACGGCTGCTAAAGCGCCAAGTAACAT